AATGGACTTTACCTATGGTTGCAGAAAATAAACCACAGGCTGAAGTTGCCCAACGTGTGCGCTCTATGCGTGACCAGTTTTTAATAGACAGTGACTGGACACAGATGCCTGACAGCCCCTTAGACGACAGCACAAAGGCTTCTTGGGCTACATATCGCACAGCGTTACGCGACATCTCAACACAGGAAGGCTTCCCAACTAACGTAACTTGGCCTACAGCGCCTTAAAGGACTGTTAGATGATTGATCCAGTCACAGCAATCAGTATAGCCACTAATGCGTTTGGTACTATCAAGCGCATGGTAGCTGCTGGTCGTCAAGTGGAGGATACACTAGGACAGATAGGGCGTTGGTATGGCGCTGTGAGTGATTTAAATGAATGTCAACGCAGAGCAGAAAACCCGCCCTTGTTTAAGAAGATTGTTGCGTCACAGTCTGTTGAGCAAGAAGCAATGCAGGTATATGCTCACCAAAAGAAGATACAACAGCAAGAGAAGGAACTCAGAGAACTCCTGATGTACACCTATGGTGCAACAGGCTACAAGGAGTTAGTAGAGTTGCGTAGGAAGATTAAAGAGCAGCGAGAAAAGACCATATACGCGCAGGAGCGCAGACGTAAGGCAGTATTCTGGAACACTATACAGATCACAGGCATTCTGGTATTAGCTACTGGTCTTTACTTAACAATCTCTTGGATCATAGGACAAGGAAATGGATGAACAAACTAAAGACGTACTAGACATAGCAGCAGGCTCTACAGCATTAATGACAATGATAGCTTGGCTGCCGCCAGTAGCGTCTTTGTTGACGATTGTGTGGCTAGGTATACGCATCTACGAGTCTGACACTGTGCAAAAATTAGTGCATGGTAAGAATCAGCTTGACAAACAAGACTAAATAGTGTATAATATATGAGTATTTTAAATAGTTTAATAGGGCCAGTGACAGGTCTTTTAGATAAATTCATTGAAGATAAAGATAAGAAAAATGCTATCGCCTTTGAATTAGCTACTATGGCTGAGAAGCATGCTCAAGAATTAGCTAAGGGTCAGATAGAGGTCAACAAGACTGAAGCAGCACACAAGAGTTTATTTGTGGCTGGCTGGCGACCCGCTATAGGCTGGATATGTGGGCTAGCCTTACTCTATTCTACTATCCTAGCTCCAATACTAGGCATCTGGTTTACTGTCCCACCTGTTGATAGCTCATTACTCACAAGTGTACTGATGGGTATGTTAGGCTTAGGTGCTATGCGTACAGTAGAGAAGACTAAGAACGTACAGAGAGAACGATAATGGATTTTAATATTAATCTTGATGGCTTGGATTTTGGTAATTTTGATTTTACTGATTTTGCAAGCTCTTTAGATTTTAATCTTGAAGATGACATTCTTAATGCTTCTTTGTTAGGCAAGCGCGCAGAACCTTATTACTCAGATTATGAATATTCTAATGCTCCTTTACAAGAGCAAGAATGGTTTAAACCTAAATATAAAAACATACTAAATAGTTTTTTTGAAGGACAGGCTCAGTCTATTGGTGCAGCGTTTACGGCTGACAATGTTCGAATGGCGGTCTGGCATGATGCTCAAAAGGCTTTAAATTCTGGAGCAGACCCAGATAAAGTTTTTAATGCTTTACGAACAGCAGGTAATAAATCTGAAGCTAAATTGATTGAAGAAAATATAACAAATATAAGAAAACTTGCAGGGAAAAAAGTAGGGTCAACAGGACAGTTTGAATCTTTAGTAGTGGATTCTGCAAGAGAAAATTTAAATACTTTTAATTCAAATTTAAGAAGCACTCTACAATCAAATCCTGATTCTTTTAATTCACAATTTAATGCTCTACCTACAAACGGTAAACTTAGCTTTTTACATCACCAATATAAACAAGGGGATTTACCTAAAGACAAATACGAAGAGGCTTATATAGCCACTGTTAATAGTGCGTATGATCCTGATGCGCGTAATACTCCTGTGTTTGTTGAAGTAGAAGGTAAAGTATATTTAAACCCTAACCCTAGGCAAACTAACAAAACAGCAGATGAATTGTTAGAGCCTGACTTTTATAATGTAGACAAGTGGAGCGCAGCAGGCGGTTCTGAAAACGCTATAGGTGTTCGTATTACAGGTGAGCGTACAGACGATTTTGATGCTTCTGGTTTTAAGAAGTTTTTACAAGACTTTTCTGTGTTTAGAGCGCCACTTGCTTTAGTTACTGGGGGTCTTTCAGAAGCAATTATTTCTGGTGCTGCCGGTTTATCAGGAGAAACTTTAAAAACTAGCGATTGGTTAAACTTAGCTTCTTTTGGTTTAAATCAAATTGCTAATACAACAGGAACCACGGCTGCTGAAGCAGAAGCGACAGCTCGTGCAACAGTAGACGAAGCAATAACTAACGGTACAGTAACTACGGCTGCTGAAGCACAGGCTCTTTATGAAAGCACACTAGCTTCTATAGATGTTGCAGGAACACTACTAGGGGTAGACTTAACAGACTTTGCCACAGACACAGGTGCGCTTTCTTCTGGTGGGTCTGCAATAGCTGACGCTGTTAGTGCTTTAGAAGCCGCTGCTGAAGGCGAAGGCGCTGGTGTTGTTTTAAATTTACTAGAAGATACAGTAGATAGTCTTGAAGACGTTGATGAAGACACAACACCAGAACTTGAAATTATAAACGAAATTATAAATACTATTATAACTGACGATGAAGATGAAATAGTACCAGTAACAGGTGTCACACCAGAGATGCCTGAGACTGTTGTAGACTTAGAGCCTGAGTTAGACGTAGAGCCTATAGAAGCTGACCCTATTGACGAAGTAATAACACAGCCTACACTGCCTGAAGTTGTAGAAGAGGTTGTAGAACAAGAAGAAGCAGCAGAAGCTGGCGGCGGCGGTGAACCTGCTCCTGAGCCTACAGCACCAACAGAGCCTACAGTACCAGCAGAGCCGACAGTACCAACAGAGCAAGAAGGAGGCTCTGGCATAGGCGGTGACAGAGGTATAGATCAAGACGTAGAAGACTATGATAGGTACAGTGATGAAGAAGAGTTTAACGTATTATTTCCTGACGGGTGGATTGGCGGTTCTTTTGATGACATAGATGCTAATAACGATGGGGTGTTGAGTAATCAAGAAATGTATGACTGGGAGCATAGCCCTCCTAATACAGAAGAAGAAGACTCTGCTTTTATAGACATCATAGGTGACATTACTGAAGACACTGTTGATCCTGTTATTGACCCTATAGATACTACACAGCCTTCGCCTGTAGACACTACGCAACCATCTCCAGTAGAGACCGTTACAGACAGCGTTACAGACACCGTTACAGATGTTGTAACAGATGTCATAAGCGATGTTATAGGTGGAGGAGACGGCACAGGCACTGGAGAAGGCACAGGTACAGGAGATGGCACAGGCACTGGCGAAGGCACTGGTACAGGTACTGGAGCAGACACAGGGCTAGGTTTTGGTAGTGCAACACGCACCACAGACTCTTTGTTTGGAGACATGTTGCAGTTTAAGACTCAAGTAGGTTCTACACAGGAACGCCTAAGACCCTTTAGCATGGCTCCTGTGCCTTCTATTATGCGATATGATGTACCACCAGTAGACCCTATACAACAATTTTTACAACAACAAGAAGCACAACGGTTACGCAATAAGCCACAAGGCATGTTGACTAATGCTGAAATTTTAAAAAGGTTCCCATACTAATGACTTACTTACAACTTGTTAATAGCGTATTACGCAGACTGCGGGAGGACGAAGTAACCACTGTTGGTCAGAACGCGTACTCTAAACTTATTGGTGAGTTTGTCAACGATGCTAAACGTACCGTAGAAGACGCTTACGATTGGACTGCTTTGCGTACCACCATCACAGTCACTACTTCTGATACTTCTTATAACTATCCTTTAACAGGATCACAAAATAATACAAAGTTATTGTTTGTTAATAACGCTACACAAAAAACTCAAATGCAGTACCGTGGCACTTCGTGGATGAATAATGCTTATTTAATTGCTACACCGCCTACAGGAGTTCCGCAGTTCTACAACTTTAAAGGAGTAGATGCTAACGGAGATACTACTGTTGATGTGTATCCTAAACCTAATGGCGTGTATAACTTAGACTTTAATGTTGTTCAACGTACAGCAAACTTTACAGAAGACGCAACATCTTTAGTTATTCCTTCGTCACCAGTTATTCAACTAGCTACAGGATTAGGTGCTAGAGAGCGTGGAGAAACTGGAGGTACTAGCGCAGCAGAACTGTTTGCACTGGCAGATAATACATTAGCTGATGCTATTGCTATGGACGCTGCTCAACATCCTGAAGAAACTATCTGGTATTCTTAATGGCACAAAAATTACAGAACATTACAGTAGCTGCTCCCGGCTTCGCAGGTATTAACACACAGGACTCTCCTATAGGGATTGATCCTTCGTTTGCGTCTATTGCAGACAACTGTGTTATTGACCAGCTAGGCCGTATTGGTGCGCGTAAGGGTCGAGAAGCTGTCTCTACTAATGGGGGTGCTGTATTAGGTAGCAGCCGTGGTATTGAAAGCATGTACGAGTACATTGACAGGTCTGGCGATAAGGTCGTTCTGTCAGCAGGTAACAATAAAGTATTCTCAGGCACTACAACATTAACAGACATAACTCCTGCTGCATATACGCCTACTGCTAACAACTGGAAAACAGTGACCCTGAACAATCATGTATATATGTTTCAGAGAGATCACGAGCCACTGATAGGCACAGACGAGTCAGGCTCTTTTGTATTAGAAACTATGTCAGGTCACAGTCACAGCACAGGCACTGCGCCACAGGGTAACGAAGTCTTAGCAGCTTTTGGAAAACTATGGGTAGCTGATGTTACAGGCAACAAGCACACTGTCTACTGGTCTGACACGCTTAACGGACATGCTTGGACAGGGGGTGCGTCAGGCTCATTAGATGTTACTCTAGTATGGCCTACAGGCTTTGACGAAATAACGGCTCTAGCGGCTCACAATGGCTTTCTAATCATCTTTGGTAAGAAGTCTATACTTGTGTACTCAGGTGCATCCTCTCCTGCCTCTATGACGCTTACAGACACCATAGAAGGCGTTGGTTGTATTGCTCGTGACTCAGTACAGCACACAGGCACTGACATTATATTCTTGTCAGACGCTGGTGTACGCAGCTTTGGTAGGACTATACAAGAGAAGTCCATGCCTATGCGTAACATTAGTAAAAATGTGCGTAATGACTTAATGAACTTAGTGACTTTGCAGGCTAATCCTATCAAGTCTTTGTACAGTTCTGACGAAGCCTTTTACTTGTTGACGTTACCAGATAGCAATACGGTGTACTGCTTTGATATGCGTACTCCACTGCCTGATGGTTCACAACGGGCTACTACATGGTCAGGTATGAACCCGTTGTCGTTTGCTGTGTTAGAAGACGGTGAGATATACATTGGTATTTCTACAGGCATTGCTGAATATAAAAACTTTTTAGACGGTACAGAAAAGTACGAGCTGCGTTACTTTAGTAACCCTCTTGATTTTCAAAATACTTCTAACGTAAAGTTCTTGAAGAAGTTTAACTTAACTATCATTGGTGGACAGAACACACCTACTACATTGAACTGGGGCTATGACTACACACAAAGCTACACTAAACAAGCGTTTACATTCGGCTCTAGTAACATTGGTGAGTATGGTATTTCTGAGTATAACACTACAGCAGAGTACACCTCCTCTATTCTAATCAACACACCAAAGGTAAATACCAGCGGTAGTGGTGAAGTAGTAACTATTGGTATCGAAGCCGAAATTAACGGCGCACAATTTTCTATTCAACGTATTGACATACACGCTCTATTAGGGAGACTTATCTAATGTCTGATTATACAAAGACAACTAACTTTGCTACAAAGGATTCTCTTCCTTCTGGTAATGCTGCTAAGATTGTGAGAGGCACAGAGATTGACACTGAATATAACAACATTGCGACAGCAGTGGCTACTAAAGCTAACTCTGCTAGTCCTACTTTTACTGGTACTGTTACAGCCGCTACCGTAAACGTCACAGGCACACTGACGGCTGACACAATTACTGGAGGATCGTACTAATGTCTCTTTTAGACCCCTATGCTGGACAACCTTTAGATGGTGGTATAGATAATACAGGCGCTGTTATTGATGCTTTATCTGGACAACCCGCTGGAGCAACTACCGCTACAAGTTCTTCTACTCCTTTTGACCTAAGTAGTTTACTACGCGCAGGTGGAGAGTATTACTTAGGTCAGCAAAATATTGAAGGCGCACAGCAGTTAGGCCGTGAGGCTCAACAGGCTGCTCAAGTATTAGGTGAGCAAGCAGTAGCAGGTACAGAGTTTAGACCCTACACTGTTACTAGCGGCTTGGCTAATGTAACTACTACGCCTGAAGGTGGGTTTGACATTGGTTTGTCACCAGAACAACTAGCAGCACAGCAGCAGTTTCAAGGGCAAGCAACAGGTTTGTTTGGTCAAGTAGGTGCAGACCCTGCTACAGCACAAGCGCAGCTATACGAGCAAATGAGAGCCGTACAGCGTCCTGAAGAGGAACGTCAGCGTCTAGCATTGGAAGAGCGTATGCTGTCACAAGGCCGCTTAGGGCTAGGCTCTGCTGCTTATGGCGGTTCTTCTCCTGAGTTACTGGCTCAAGAGACTGCACGACAGGAAGCAATGGCTCGTGCTAACTTAGGTGCTAGACAACAAGCAATGGCTGAACAATCACAAGCTGCTCAACTGGGTGGTATGCTACAGGCCGCAGGTTATCAGCCACAACAACAAGCCTTGTCTATGCTGTCAGCTAGTCAGGTTCCTGCGGGTTATGCAGACATTGGTCGTAGAACTGGTACAGAGTTAGCGACACAAATGGGCTTAGGTGGATTAGAGTCTAGGTTGCAAGCTGAAGACTTGGCTAATCGTTTACAACTACAGCAAGGCAGTTCTATATTAGATTCCATGTTGGGAAGAAATGCTACGATGCAAGAGCAAATACTTAACAGAATATTAAATGGCGATCCGCTAGAAGGTTCTGGTGGTTTACTCACTAGCGGTATAGATTGGTTATCTGACCAACTTAGATTTTAAGGAGAACAACAATGGCTAGACAAGATATTGCAGGACTCCTTACGGGAATGCCAAGTAAACGTCCAGACCCTATGGGCATGGGTGGTAACTCAGAACAACAACGGTTAGCCTTTGGCGCACAACGCGCACAAGGTATGGAGCGTGGCTTGCGTAGTGCTATGGGTCAAGGCCCGACTACTTCTGAAAAACTACAGATGGCTATGGCTAGTTTAGACTTAAGCAAGCCAGAGGACTTACGCAAACTGGCGGGTATACAACAGGCTACTGGTGATTTGACTGGTGCTGCTAGGACTGCTGCGGCTGTGCGTGAGTTAGGTGTAGAGTCTGACACAAGAAATGCTTTAGCTGAAGCACTGGATAAGCTAGGTAGACCACAAGAAGCTGAACAAGTGCGTAATAAAACACTAGACTTGCAGCTTGCACAGCGTATTGTTTTAGATGAACAAAAGTTAGCTAAAGAAAAAGCAGTAGACGATCAACAACGAGACGCTTTAATGCGTTTAGCTGTATCACAAAACAACCCTAGAGCAGTAGAGTGGTTAAACGCTAACGGTGATGTCAGCACTATTGCTAGTGTATTACTTAAAGACCCTACATTAGCTAAAGCTGAAGCCTTTACTACAATGTATGAAGGCGATGAAGCTCTTAGAGTTGGCATCATTAACGGTGTATTACATAAAGCTACAGATAAAGGATGGGAAGTTATACCTGATGATGTTAAGTTGTCTGGCACTGCTCCTGCTAAAGTTACAGAAAGAAAGCCAACGTCTGTTGCTGCTACTAAAGAAGACAGAAGGGCTTACAATGCTGTGCTGTCTGAAAAGCCAGAGATTGCAGCAAACTTAGATACTTCTTTTTTTAGACTAGATGCAGATCAAAAAACAATATTAATAGATAAGGCACATCAAATCTGGAAGAACGCTGATCCTGCAATTACTAGAGAAGCAGCATTAAGACAAGCCGCAGGAGTTACTAAAAAAGAAGACTCTGATACGTTTGGAACAGTTAAAAAAGGATAAGAAATGTCTAATCAATATACATTGACTCTCCAAGACATACAAGGCTCTCCTAATCTTAGAAACTTAGGTGCTTTAGCGGGAGATGTTGTTGAGAACGATAACCTAGTTCGTGTGTTTTCTAAAGATGAAGACGCAATGACTAATGGTTATTTTATTACAGAAGAAGATATTATTAATTCTAAAAATTTACAAAAGCTAGGGGCTAAAGCAGGCGAGAGAATTGTTGATAATAAATATATAAGCTCCGAAAGAGACGATGCTTGGACTCAGTTTAAATATGGCTATGATAAAGCCGAAGGTTTAATTTCAAACACGGCTGCTATACTTGAAGCTCGCTTCCCTTTCCCTGAGTTTAATATAGATTTTAATGGCTTTAGTTTTGTAGATAAAGACGATAAGTATGGTGAAGGTTATAATCAATCGTCTCCTGATGAAAGACGAGAGATGTTGCTGCGTCAAAAAGAAAGAGAACTACAAGAAGAGTATGGTCAGTTCTTTGAAGAAGACGAAGGCTCACTGGCAGGAGGCGCAGGTAGTCTAGTGGGGGTGCTTGCTGACCCTACTACTTTAACACCCATAGGTACTGGTTATAAAACAATGGCCGCTATGTCTGGACTGTTAGGTGGTGCGTATAGTGCCACTGAAGACTTAGCTCAGACAGGTGAGGTAGACCCTGCTAAAGCCATAGTAACTGCGGCTGCTTCTGCTGTGGCTGCTCCAGCTATGGTTGCTGGCGTTAGATATGTAGGTGGCAAGGTAGCTGCTAAGAATGCAGACAAGTTAGTAACCAAAGCACAGAACGAAATAAATGACTCTGTAGCTAAAGGCATCCCCGCAGACAAGCCTGAAGTTATACTACAGTCAGCAGGTATTAATCCTGCTAAAGTACAGGCAGCTTTGTCAAACACTGGTAGACAGTTAAGAATACCTGCGTCAGCTACACGGGCGCAAAAAGCTATTGATGAAGCGATTACTAACGATAGCGCCTTTACTAGAACAGTAAGTCAAGGTCTTGATAAATACTTAGGTACTTTATCTACAAGAATACGAAACGTCAGTGAGCCTGTCTTTGCTCGTTTACGGGCTTATGAGTTTGAGATACACCTTAAGACACAAGACACACTGAATGAAGTCAAACCTTTTCTTACTGCGCTGTATGAGCAGCCTACTGCTGTAAAGAATAGAATAGCTATGCACTTGTACAACGGCAACACAAAAGCTGCTGAAGGATTAATGCAGGCGCGTTCACCTGAGTTACTTGAGCAGTACACAGGTACTGTTAAAAAGGTTATAGAACGTACAGGTGAAGAACTTAAAGAGTCCGGCTTTAGATTTACAGGTGTTGAGAATTACTTTCCTCGTTTAGTTAAAGACTATCAGGGGTTAAGAGAATCTTTAGGTAAAGAAAAGCAAGGGCTTATAGACAAAGCACTGTCGGACTATGCTAAGAAAAAGAAAACTTCTGTAAGTAACTTGAACAATCAAGAAAGATCAGAAGTTATTGACTTGACTTTACGCGGTTATCGCATGGCAACAGATGGGCCTTCTCCTCGCTTCATTAAGCCACGCACATTGCAGACTATACAGCCAGAACAGATGAAGTATTACGCTGATGCTGCTGAGTCTTTGTCTATGTACTTGCGTGGTTCTGTAGATAACGTAGCTAAACGTAAGTTCTTTGGACGATCCACCATTAAAGACGATGCAGGTCTTACAGACTTAGAGCAATCAGTTGGTAAGTTAATTGATGACGAGATGGCAACAGGAGCAATACCTAGAGACAAGCAAGACGAGATAATAACTTTGCTTAAGTCTCGCTTTGTTGGTGGGGAACAGTCACCATCCAAAGCAAACACCTTATTAAGAAACACAGGGTACATGGGAACTATTGCTAATCCCTTATCAGCCATTACTCAGTTAGCTGATGTTGCTCAATCAAATGCTTTATATGGATTTAGAAATACTATAGCTTCTATGTTTGGTACTAAGGAAATGAAGCTAATTGACGTAGGTTTAGAAAATGTACTAACTAAAGAGTTGGGAGGTGACTTATCTAAGTCTGGTCAGGCACTTTCTGCAATGCTTAAGGCTGTTGGGTTCTCTACTATTGATAGACTAGGTAAAGAAACTTTGATGAACGCTGCATTGAAGTCAGCGAGAAAACAAGTCAAGACTCCTAAAGGTGAAGCAGCCTTTAGAAAAAAACATCAAGGTATTTATGGTGACGAGATAGACTCTTTGGTTGCTGATTTAAAAGCAGGCAGCATTACCCCTAATGTTAAGATGCTTTCTTTTAACAACCTCGCTGATATACAGCCAGTAGCTCTTAGTGAAATGCCTCAATGGTATCTTGATAATCCTAACTGGAGAATCTTGTATATGCTTAAGTCTTTCACACTGAAGCAGTATGACATTGTAAGAAGAAATATTGTACAAGAGTGGAAGAAAGGTAATAAAGTACAGGCTACAAAGCAAGCCGCTTTACTAGCAGGGTACTTAACAGCCGCCAATACAGGCGTGGGCGTGACTAAAGACATACTAAACGGCAGAGAAGTGCGACCAGAAGACCTGCCTGAAAAGGCTTTGTGGGCTTTGCTTGGTGTCTTTGGAATGAACAAGTACACCGCTGAAAGATACCTTGGTAGAGGAGACATTAAAGGTGCTGTCATAAACACTTTAGCCCCTGCTACTCCATTAATAGAGGCTGCTTGGAAAGGAACTACAGAAGTGTTTGAGGAAGAGCCTGACTATGCTCCTGTATTAAAAGGTGTGCCTGTGGTTGGCCCACTAGCTTACAACTGGTTTGGCGGTGGTGCAGAAAAATACAACGAAAGACTGAGGGATAGTGATTAAGGCCGCAGATAAATCACAAGCTAAAATAGATTCGGCATTAACTGTAGGTACAGGGGCAGGACTACTCACGGGTAGGCAGATGTTAGCTGAAGATAAAAATGATGAATAAAAAAGGGGGCATTGCGCCCCCAAGTTGTAACAAGTTATAACTAAACTATCTCACATGCACCACCTACACACGCTAACTCTTGACTCCCTGTCGTGTTGTCTTCCTGCTCAAAGTTACCTAAGTCTTCCCAATTAACCCCAACAGGCATAGCCGCTAGTAACTCCTCGTACTTCTCAGCGTCTATCTCTTCATACGGAGCTTGCTGATATACATGATCACTATAAGGCAACAGACTAATCCCACTACAAAGATCAAAGTTTTCCCATATCCACTGTGCTACTTGCAGGAATTCACTATCTGTATAATATACAGTGATGCTTGGTTTATGTTCGCACCAATGGTTCTGATAAGCCTTCCAAAGCTGTAGCTGCTGCATAGCTCCTACCTGCTTAACCGTGGTACACTTTTCTGGTGACTGCACAGGGAAGCTGAACACTGCTGACGAGGGTGACATTACATCCTGCTCTACTGGGAACCCTGCTGCTTCCATGAAGACTGCAAGCGGGTCTTTTTTGTCGCTACGAACTCTGCGAATGTAATGCTTAGAGAAGCGAGGATGGATACCACTAGCAGAATCGACAAGCTGAGATACAGTACCGCTAGGCTTAACGCATGTAATAGCCGCAGACTGGCTAATGCCAAGCTTTGCAGCCCACTTCTCGTTAGTCTTAACAGCAACATCGCGTATTTGTTCAAGCCACTTCTCCAAGTCTGGGGAGTCACCTTTACTCAGCAGGTAGTGATCCATTATACCTGTCATGCTCACGCCCAATAGCGCCTCTTCTTCCGTGTTCTTCTTCCAGCAGTTACGCAGGTAACGGAAGTCTGTCAGTGTGGCCTGTAACGTGCCAATGATGGCTGCTACTTCTGCTTTCTTCTTCAGCGTGTCTAGGTCGTCTTCAGGACGCACTACAATCTCTGACAGGTTACAGAACTGGTTACTACGCAGGATAATCTCAGAGCATGGGTTAGTACCAAAGTCCTGCTCACTGTCACGCCTGCCGTTACGCGCTGCAATCTTCTGTGCTGCTACACGACTAAAGATACCACGCTCACCTGCCTTACTCTCGTACATGCACTGCATCTCTGACAGGAATGACTCAAAGTCTGGCTTCTCAGTGTACGCTACGCTGTTGTTAGCAAGCCTACGATGCCCTTCGTGTCGCCACCAGTCTCCTGACTTAGCCTTAGCCATACGAGGGTCAGAGAGGTTAGAGAGGCTAATTAGAGCTGATCTACGCACACCACCGACCACTACAATGTCAGCAATCTTACATACAACATCATGGCACTCAATAGAGGTTAGCTTGCGTCCTGCTGCCTTCTGGAATATCTCTACACAGAAGTTAAACAGATCAATCAAAGGCTCTGGCCCTGACGCACGACCGCCAAAGGTTTTCAGTCTAGCACCTGCTGGACGTATGCGGCTCATGTCCCACTGCGGTATCTTACCAGCGTACAGCATAGCGATTAACTCACGGAACGCTGATGCCCAGCCAATCTTGCTGTCACTAACAACAATAACAGTGTCTGTCTTGTGGAAAGTCTCTGCAACCTCTGGCAGCTTGTTAATGAAGTTACGCTCAACGCTAAAGCCTACACCTGTGCCACACATCAGAACATACATCAACTCGTCAAAGCTACGCGGTGAGTCAATGTGAAGATAGCTACAGTTGAACCCTGCTACGTTGTCCTTAGCCAGTGCTTCACCTGCTGTCATCATACAGCGCATTGAAGGCATCACATCTTGGTTCATGATAGCTTCTTTGAGCAGGTCGTAGTCTTTGCCTTTTAGCTGCTTACGCTCTTTAAAGAAGTCTACATAGCGTGTTACCGTCTCTTCCCATGTCTCTCGTCTGCTTTCCTCTGGTAGCCAACGTGCGTACCTGCTCTTGTGTATAAACTGCTGATACTGATCCATTAGTTGTTCTCCTCTGTCACCATGTCTGTTAGTTTGTTTAAGTACCAACCAGCCTTCTCTAAGTCCTCTACCTGCTTGCCTTTGTAATCATAGCGCCACAGATACTTAATGCAGTTACCCTTGAGGTAGCCTTTAAATGCAACACTGGACATGGACTCCTCTATTGCATCAATGCACTCTATGTTGCCTGTGTTGTAATGGTCTGGGTTGTTTACTACATCTTCCACTGCTTCTTCCTCTGCCATGGTCGCCCAAGGCTCTAGTCCTGTTTTCTCTGCTACTTTTCCGTACTTCTGGGTTGCCTTGTCCCACATATCAGGTGTTGCGTCATTGAGTCTCATGTTTAAAATCCTCTGATAGTTCTTCTAATCTGTCGTTGATGCGTTCACTAAACTTGTTGACTAACTCTTCTGAGCTTATGTCTAATATCTCTATTAGTGTTAGTTCGTCTAGCTGCGACATCTTCTCCAATAGTTCATAGTATGTTAGAGGCATCCTAGTCTCCGTATTTCTCTCGCAAGTAGTTTATACTGACTGGCATCTCGTCACAACCACCGTCTTTAACTTCGTTGAGTATCCAGATACCTGACCAGCTTCCATTGGTCTGTGGTGTTAGATAGTCTTCGTCGTGTTGGTAGAAGATACCAGCGAATAAGCCTAGCATGTTAGTTCCATCTGCCTTACGCGCAAAAGCAACATCCCTGTCTTGAACATGCCCCATCACACACGACATATACTTCTTCTGTAGCATCAGCTTTGCACTGCTGACTGGTCTGCCCATCACACCACTGGTGAAGTAGTGAGAGTAGGCGATGTCGTCAATGATGACAGGCTCTAAGAAGTCATACACTTCCCAGCCCATCTCTTCCAGCTTCAGGTCTTTAAAGCCAATTAGACCGTCTAGCTTAGGGTCTGCATTGACTGCTCTTTCGATGCGGTATTCGTGATTACCTAGAGTAAACACCATGCGAGGGTTCCAGCGTTTGTCTTTGTTGCGTATAAGACGCTGCTGCTCTTGTCTGATAGGCTCTAGGAAGGCTTCCATACCCTGTATACCTGCTTCGATGTCGTTGCTGTAGCGTCTGCCCTCAAAGTTGCGAGTGCCGCTATCGTAGCTGCTCAGGGCTGGCATGTCCCAGTGGTCTCCGATGTGTACTATAACGTCAGGCTTCTTATCTACAGCATACTGCCCAGCCCAGCGTAGATGCTCGATAGGATTGCCGGGTTTTACTTGTGTGTCTGGTATTACTAGATGCTTAGTCATGTTTTCTTACGCCTCTTACGCTCTGCATTAGTCTTAGCAGTGTGGCACTTGTGACACAGTACCTGATACCCTTCAGCTTCGATGAACATCCTCTCAATGTAGGTGTTCCAATCTATAAAGCCTACTGCTGGGTCTACTACTGGATCTATGTGGTCTACTGCTGCGTTGTTGCGTCTACGCTTCTTTCCTTCTAGCGGTGGTAGTGTAGCTGAGGAGCCTTTGCCACACTTGGCACACTTGTAAACCCCTCTAGCTACCCTAGCCGCTGACTTGACATCGTGCTTTACACCCCACTTAGCGTGAGCCTGTCGGAGTGCAGAGACGATAAAGGAACGGAAACGTGCTTCTGTCCATCTTCCGTTATTCCTTGGTTTCATGTTTAGAAATATCCCACACCTTATCAATACTTAAATTATGACAGTCGGCTCTTACAACAAAGCCGTTATCTCCGTCAACATCTCCTTTTTTTAAAAATCTTGACTTTTCTAAGTATTCTTTCTTGTCGACTAATCCCAAGAACCAAGCTTTAGTTAGTTCGTTATTCACTCTAACAAAGGCGTAGTAATCACAGTTTTGTCGGGTGTTAAAGTTAGCTATGCTGCAATCATAGTAACCTCTGGGTTTTACTTTAGTCTGTTTAGTTTTAACGTCCACTTTCTTACCGTTGTTTAAGATTAAATCATAATCGTAGGTATTGACTTCAGACGCTTTAAAATAGTCCTCCATCACAGCTTCTCCAACAAAACCACACAGATTTCCTTTACCTTGTCTGATACTGTTGTTAATAACACCCATCTCTTTAGATTTAACTTCTGCTTTGCTTATTTGATCTTTTGTGATGTCTAGTTCAATCATTTTTTAAACTCCCATATCTCACCTTCGTAGCGCCTTAGCCAGAGCATCCTACCATTCTCTATCACTCTGGCCTCGTCACCATCGTACATCTCTACACACTTGTCGTAGAGTTCCTGCTCAGTAACGCAGTCCTTCAATATCTTCTCTGACTTCTTCTCGC